TCACTATCTACATGAATTGGTTTAAACCCATGAAAATGTATAGGTATGAAATCTTCTTTATCAAGCAACTCTTTTGTATCTTTATGCCATTCAGAGTTGTCGAGAATAATCATACCATTTGACTTTACTTTATTGACAGATAAACTAACACAATCATATCTTGCAGAACCATCTATTACAATAACATCAAATTTATTATCAATCTTATTGATTGCACTTGGGTATTTTGTTAAGTCCGTTTCAAGAATAACATTATCATGCATAATCCATGTATCATTATTATCTACTCCATACAAATTAACCTTTTTTCTTTTCCAAAAAAGGCTACTAAAACCGCAACCATATTCAAAGACATTTGCATCACTCCAATCTATAGAGTTTATCCACTCATAACAAGGATATGTATAAAGAGGCATAGTTTTACCACTGCCGTCTTTTGGTGTTTCTGTTTTTGCGGATTCCATAAACCCAAACTCATTTCTCAACTTATGAATCAGAAATGTAAGTTGCATTTCTTCTATAGGTAAAAAAACTCCAGCAGATTCAATTGTTTTATTCATATTTAACCAGACTCATCACTAGAACCACCATACTTAAATTCAGTTTCACATGCCAAATCTAACTTGTGCATAATATCTTCGGTGAAATATTTAGTCGGATTAGAAAGAATCTCTTTACCAAACTGCTTACTTCCATCTGGCATCTCAAACCTTGTACTCACCTTCTTAAAGATTTCATACTTCTCTGCCAACTCCAACAGCCCATAGTATCGATCTAATCCCTTATCATAAGTTAATCGAACATCAACCATCTTATTCTCTTTCGTCAGTCTCGACTTGTGGTTTTTACAGTGAATGATATTACCGATTACCTCAGTACCGTCTTTCTCTTTTCGCTTGCTCAGATAAATGATACTACTTGCTGCATACTTCAATCCAGAACCACCGCCCATCTCTTTCGTAGAGAATAGTCCCATACTCTCATAGGTATGGTTCGTCACCACCATCGGCACTTTCGCTCGGCCGAGCTTCAACGTCAGTACTCGAAATGCCGCTTTGAGAACTTGCGCCCGTGTCATGTCTCTGGTCTCTTTACCTTCAGCAGTATCCTCAACTTCCTTGGTGGTAGATAACATACCAAGTGAGTCGAGACAGATGAACATAGGCTGTCGCTCAGACTCATCTATCTCCATATACTTGTCAAGCACCTTGAGAGATTGGGTGCGAAACTCCTGCACAGTTGTCACGGGCATAATAACCATACGCTTTGGATCAATTCCCCGATCAACCACCATCTGCCGAGTAATCGCACTTTCACTCTCAAAGAATATGACACCTGCATTTGGATCACTGTCGAGAAAACTCTTGACCATACCCATAAGAAAATATGTCTTACCTGTTGCACTCTCTCCTGCAATGGCTGTAATCTTATTCGCAGGCAATCCTCCATTCACACTACCACTCAGCAATGCATTAAAGATATAACTCCCCGTATCAATAAAGGCAGAAACATCTCCTGCCTCTACACCATCATCGACAATGCCTCCGTATTCATTTAACTTCGCAATGTCTCGTAAAAAATTACTCATATATCAATCCTTTCAATTTATAGCATCGTAGAGAAACCATGCATAAACAGACATGGCAACAACATATAATACACCCACATATAAAAACCACTTGAATATTGAATTCAACATATCATGATAAACTCCCGTTTTAGAAGAAAGCTGAGTATATGGCTGACATCGACATATCACTATGTACAGGAACCCCACTGTTCACCATGTATACTGCAAAGAGAGCAAACCATAACACATAGAGAGCCACAAGAAATATTCCGATCTTAATCAAGTATCCAATAAAAGAAATCATCACACAGCACCTCTCATCCAAAAAATTCCTCTAAACTACCTTGGACACCATAGCTGCTATCTAGCAACCAATTCATTTTATCTGTTATAACCTTTAGTGGTTCTACAAAACTTTTTTCATACTGCATATCATAGTCTATTTTACCAGCAATGTCAAGTTCCTTTGGTACTTCTGTCATAAAAGAAAAGGCAGAAGACTGAAATACATTTGGTTGCCGCAAATGAAGAAATCGTATCTTGTCACCTTCCTGTATCAATGGATACTTGTTATGCAACTTCTGTTTATTGACAAGATGGTTGTATAGGATTGCTCCCTTAACATGAATTGGAGCTCCTTTTGCAAACAACTGTGAATCACCACGAAACTTTTGCACACCATTGCAGCTTCTAGGATATGCAATATCCTCTGGTGGTAACTTCATAAACTCTTCCCGAAACTCTTGTATGAACTTATTTAGCATCTTCTCATCACCACTCATCATGATCTTCAAGGCCTGTTTAATCTTCTCTCGACAAGGTGCAGGCGTAGATGACTTGACTGCCTCTATACCCATGATCTTTAGATATGGTTCTTTGAACCTAACACCTTCCATGTCATGAACATTAAGGATATATCGTTTCTTAGCAGTCCAAATGCCCTTGTCAGCAATAGCTTCTCTTGACATTTGCATCTTCTGTTCGTATGCATTCATCTCCTCAGCAAGATGTTGATAAGACCTATCAATAAATGGTTCCAACTTCTCTTTTGCAATCTTGTCCAAGAAGTTGACAATCTTTTCAGTCGGAGTTCCCTTCGGAAACAATTTAGTAACAAGTTTGTCAAAACTGATATAGGCAGAATCCGTGTCAGAAGCAATGACGTAATCCATGTCTTTAGTTTCCAACAATTTGTTGAGATAAATGTTAAGACTCTTTTCAATCCATCGTATAGATAACTGACCAGCTGTTGTAATTGCTGTAGCAACCAACAGATCGTAATACCTAAACCAATTATTACCAATTGCACCGTAAGCGGAATTAAGAGAAATCTTCTTCGCCATTTGGATGTTATCGTATCGAGATATCTTCTTGAGTAAAGCGGTGTTGCCAGTATCTTCATACTCTTGTTTAGCTTCGAGCATAAGTTTCTTATATTTGACTCGATCATTATATACATTCTCCATTATTTCTGGCAAAAATCCTTTGACATCCTTACGAAAAAAAGCACCGTTTGGAGTCATACAATACTCCGTATCGTTCTTTGCTTTACCCGCAAGGATTTTATCCACCATTCCTTCAACCATATCAGCTCCACCATTCACCAATGTCTCTGGCGAAATGTTATACTGCATGATAAGGTGAGGATACAAAGAGTTCAAATCAAAAGACATGACCCAGTTGTGCATACCCACCTGTGGGTCTTTTACATAGGCGCCTTCAAACTTTTCACTTTTCTCATGTTCCTTCTTTTGTGGAATAACAATATTCTTTTTGCGAAGGTGATTGTAAATTACAATATCCCAATATCGAACTTGACCAAGAACATCAGTCATATTTACCTTACCATCATATGCCATAGTCAGACACAATTCAATAAGACGCATCTTGTCTTCTAGCTTGTCCACAATCTCAACGTCTTGGATGTTGTATTCAATGAACGATTGATAGTCCTTCTGATACCATTCTTTAAATGTCTCAAAGGGGTTGCCATCCTTCCGCTCACCCAGTTCCACAAACGCAATGTGATCTAATGTATATCGTTCTTGGTTTGTGTATGTAAACTTGCGATATAGGTCAAAGAAATCTAGTGCAGCCACACCATAGATATTATAAATTTGATGTTTACGCCCCATCTGATAAACTTCACGTTCATGCACCTTACCCCAAGGAGATAATTTATTAACCATCTCTCCACCTAGAATTTTTGTAATTCGATTGCACAGATAGGGAATATCAAAGAATTCTGTATTCCATCCCGTAATAACGTCTGGTTCAATCATAGACCAAGTGTCAAGAAACTTGAAGAGCAACTCTTCTTCATTCCGACATAGCCGATAGTCCACATCATCTCTGCTATTCTCGAACTCATGGAGACCCCAGACAATAATCTTTTTGTTCTGGTGGTTTTTCATCGTGATTGATAACATAGGTTCAGCCGCATCCTTTGGATTTGGAAAACCATTCTCACACTCCACCTCAATATCAATGGTCACGATACAGATTTGATCCTTATCCCATGGCACATCGCCGGGATATTCATCACCGATATAACAATAATTGTATTGAGTGTTACCGAACACAAGATTCTGTTTCTTGTGGGAGTCGTACCAATCCTTAGCCTCTGTAATAGAGTCGAACTTCTTAGGTAAGACATGCTTACCGTCTAGTGTTGTGTATCCAGTTGGTTCTGAAACGAGATTGAAAAGAGTTGGTTCATAACGAACCTTTCTCTTGATGCGTTGGCCATTCTCAACTCCTCTAACGAAGAGTTGATTGCCCCATTGAAGTACATTTGTGTAAAAGTCCATTGTTAGACTATACCACCTTTGTAGTTATTTGTCAAGGGTATATTAATCTATTTCATCTGTTTCATCGCCTCTTTCTGACCAATCAGATAAGACAAATTTTCTACTTGGATTGACACTAACTTTAAATCTTGTCAACAAATCTCTATTAATAAGAAATGTGCTTGCAGCATGTTCTAGCTGAAGTCCAATAGGAACATCTGTATAAATCATATTATTAAATTTTACATTTATATATACTATTGGC